GGCGGCTGTCATAAAACTATCCCATAATCCTTCACGATTGTACCAAAGCCCTTACGGGGTTGATACCGTTACTGACCCCACGGTGCCTGTGCCAGACACACCCGCAGGGTGTGGTTTATTTGCAATAACAATTTTTAAATTACCGTCCTGCTGAAAAATGGCCCCTGTTTCTAGGTTGTAGTCATTCTCCTGCAAATTGGTCAACGTTAGTTCCGTGTGCCGTGCATCGCCGGGGTTGTTGAACAACTCCAGAAACACGGAAAACGAACGCACCACCTCGGCCATATACTTGGGGTCATAGGCCATAGGTGCCGTTGGGAACTGCGGTAAAACAAGGCGGCGGCCACTCACCTGCGGCCATCCGGGCGTATATCAAGTCGGGGCGAACCGAAGCGCCACTGCACTTCAGAAGTATCCGAACTTATTCGCATAGCAAAGCTCCTGCCACGCAAACGTAAATGTACCTGATCTGTGAACTGTTCTACAGGGGTTGTCGCAGATCGGGTGGTGACGGCATCGTCTGAGTTCAAGTAATTGCCGCCGGGGAAATTTCGCACCTTCGTAGTAAATGTCACGGAAGGCGAGCTAGCCGTAGAGTTCTCAAAGGTAATATCCGGAATAATCCGCCGAATAAAGGCAAACTGATCGCCATCACCTATATCAATCTGGCTAGATTCTATGAATGCCGTGATTGATGATTCGGGGACCGTGGTCCCATCATCTAGGCCAAGTTCATGGAAATACTGTCGCCCATCCGTAAACGTGGCGATAGGGAAGTCATTGATACCCCGGTCAATCCATGCTGTACGGGTCAAAGTGCCGTAATACCATGCCTGCTCTTGGTAGTTAAAGACCACATAACGATCTACTTCATTCGACTGAGAAGACGGGTAAAACCACCAGATCTCGCTATATGCTGAGTTACCGGCCGCAAAGACCTTTTCTTTTTGAGCACGGTTAAAGTCATCGAAGACGTAAGATCGAACAGAGCAAGGAAGCCTTTGCACCTGACCGCCATACGCATAAAACTCTTCAAAACCCATCCAGTACACCACGTCATCGTGTGCAATCGCCGCCAAAGGCGAAATGACCGTGATGTTTTCAGAAACCAAGTTGATACCGAAAGTAAAGGGTGGCCCTAAAAACTGCATGGTGTGTAAAGAAACATCAGTAAAAACAAGGATTTGTTGCCTTGTTTCAACAGCGCATATTATCTCTGAACCAGAGCCAATGCGCAGATCGCCTGCGGTGTTAGAGGGCAAAGACTGCCACGTTGTCGGGCTTTCCTGACTACTAAACCGTATCAACAGGGGGTCTTGAACCCCAATGTTGTTCTCAGGGTCACAGCCAAAAGCAATAATGTGCCTGTCACGATCCGACACCAGAACCTGTTTAGCTATGGTAGGCGTCGTGGAATCAGCGCCGGACAAATTGGATATTGCCACCGCCCGTGCAGAAAGACCTGTGGTCTTGTCCCAATAAAAAATGCCGGAATCTCGGACGTTTATAATAAGGTCTTCACCAAAATTATCGTGTGTCCAGATACGCAATACCGTGGTAGTACCCGTCGCAGTAGCGGCATCGCCCCATCCTTCACGGCCCCAAGTGCCTACGCCCCAGCCCGTACCGCTTACCGAGGTATCCAAACCCGTGTTGATTTGGTAAGCGCCAACTGTAGAACTACCGCCGTTACCACTGTCACTGGAGTTTGCAGAAACAGACGCTACAACGGTGTAGCTATTATCATTAATAATTGTATCAATGCGGTATTCAATGTTGAGGATCGCGGCGGTAATGTTTCCGCCTAACGACACCGCGCCAGAAAACGTGACGTAGTCGCCTGCCACTGCTCCGTGGGCCGTGTCTGCCACTGTGATAGTAGCGGACCCATTCGTGGCACTAAAAGTTACATCTCCAGCCGCCGTGGTAGCTCGGACAGGGGTAATATCGTAATAAAGACCACCCTCTTCAATGTAATATTTAAGGTGTGTTCCGAGGCCCATAAACCGTGAGCCGTCGAGCGCGACAAAGGGTTTAAGGGCACGACAGGTGCCTAAAAAAGTGTTTTCTGTAGCTCGTTCCCAACCACCTATTTTTTCGGGCACTCCAAACCGAAAACGTATTTTATCGCCATCGAACCACCCACCCTCATTAGTGTATGAGGTGGTTTCTCGATTTACGCCCGGTCTAAATTGGAGTTTTGTTAGCGGCATTTTTAATAACTTTCTAATGCGACACGTTTCCACGTGTCTGTAGCTACGCAGACGTATATGTATGCCGTGTCATAAGCTATTTCACCTTGCGTACCGGAGGAATCCGGAGCCGGGGATTTTATAGTGTCTATTCTAAGCGTATTACCCGTGGTCCTAAGCGTGGAAAATACACCTGTGCCGGGGGTGCTTGCGCCAATATTTGTGCCGTCAATTGCACCACCGTTAATATCTGCGGTGGTTATGGCGCTTGTACCCGTAGCAGTCATATCTGTGAAAGTAGCCGCCACCGCTGTGCTTGCACCTATTACAGTGTTATCTATCGCTCCGGCATTGATGTCTACCGTAGCTAAAGTAGCCGTACCAGAGGTGGATAAACTCGTAAAAGCACCTGTTCCGGGTGTTCCTGCCCCTATATTTGTACCGTCTATTTCACCGGCATTAATGTCTACAGTGGCAAGAGCGGCTGTGCCAGAACCCGTGATGTTGGTAAATACACCGGTTGATGCAGAACTTGCACCAATTGGGGTGCCGTCTATTGCGCCACCGTTTACATCAATAGTCGAAAAAGAAGATGAGCCGGTAGAAGTAACGTTGCCGGTGACATTGCCCGTAACGTTGCCCGTAACATCACCGGTAACATCACCTGTCAAATTGCCCGTAACGTTGCCCGTAACGTTGCCCGTAACGTTGCCTGTAACAGCACCTGTGATGGGTCCAGTAAAAGCGGTTGCAAGCAGGTCCGTAAAAACTTGTGTAACGGTGGCACCCGTTCCCGCTCCATCAAACTTTAAAACAACGTCTTTACCCGCAGGTATTTCAAAATCGTTTGAGGCGCTATAGGTGCCTTGAAAGATAAGTATTGAGCGACTGCCGCTCAAAGAATTGCGGATATGCACGACTTTTTCTGCATTGTTGGGGGTCAATTGGACGAATACCGTCCCACCTATATCGCCGCCATCCGTAAACTCAATGAATTTGTTCCGGCCATTTGATGTAGATCCGTCGGTAATCGGGAGGTCATTAGGGCTTCCCGAGGTTCCGGTAGAGGATAAATTGACAGAAATAACACCGTCTATCGCGCTATCCAGAAGATCAAAGTTTGTGTTGGTTGTGGTGCCCCATGTGCCGGACTGCTCACCTGTAGCAATCTTTTCAACACCAAGATTTGTCGTATATGTACTAGGCATGATGTCCTCTCTATGCCGCTATTTCGACCCAATTAGCTGTTTTATTAGGCGTGATGCTGTTCCACGTCAAAATATTAACTTGTCCTACCCCACCAGTGGCTTCTAAGCCTTCAACAGGTACAGTGATTTCTCCTACCGCCTGTGCAACGCCTACTCTACCAAGCACACGAAGGCCTGTAACTGTTACAGAAACCCCCGATCCTTGCGTAACGGTGACAGAGTCAACGGCCCCTGTTGCACCTAAACCCGTAACACTGACAGGAGCATCACCTTCAATCGTGACAGAGCCAACGGTGCCCGTACCGGCAATTCCAGTGACACTTACATTTGCTTTAGCGGTAACCGTTACACTACCGACACTACCCGTAGCGGCAACACCTGTGACAGTGGCCCCTGCGCCCAACTGAAAAGTAATTTGTAAACTATCATCGGATAAGCTTGCAAAAGGCTCTTCCGCAAATGATATTCCGCCAAAAAGAGAGCCTCCGGCTCCAGTGGAAGTCATTGGTGTAGATGCAGAAAGACCTGTGACTTCTACAGTCACGCCCGCAGAAGCCACGACAGATCCAACACCACCCGTGGCGGCTAATCCGGTCACCGTGGGGGTTTCGTTGAAAATTGCGGCCCCTACAGAGGCTGTGGCCCCCAACCCAGTAACGAGGATATCTGAATCACCGTTAACAGAGACGGAGCCAATACCACTTGTGGCGGCAAGACCGGTTACACCGATAGGACCGGCTAGGCCCTCATCACTAAACGGGAACGCCGAAAAAGCACTAGCACCAAACATTTTTAGCTATGTGATCCCGTTTTGACGTTAGTGGTCACAGTATACTACCCCCTACTAGAAACCGCTTTAAAAATAAAGCTAATTAACGCTCCCGCTACACCCACCAAAACCACAATCCAAAAAGATTTAACTACGGTATCTCGGGCTTCTTGTTGGGCGTATACCTCTCGCTGTCTCTGCTCTGTAACATCCTTAACGCACTGACGGTACTCTGCAACACCCTCGTTGCCATACGCATACTGAAGGAGCGTTATTAACTCTTTACGCTGTTGTTCCACACGCTTTTTTGCCGCAAAAACTTGCGCGGCCTCCGCCTCTATGGACCCCGCAAACACCATTTTTTTGAAGGGGTTAGCTCGTTTTTTATGCCGTTGACTAGCATAAAGAACATCAGAAGCATGGCCCTGCCATCGGGCTACGACTTGAAACGTATCTTCGATACTTTTACCAGCTTCAATAAAAGCTCTGACCCCAGCGTAGGCTTTGGTCGCCGCCGCCGCCGCTGTAATTGGATCAATCATTACTCCTCTGTATTAAGAGGATTATCTAAAATTCTTTCTATGCGCTCCTCTAAATCGTCTCGCATAGTTCTTAGTTCGTTATTTATATCCCGAAGGCTGTCATTGACCCTTTCTTCAAGAGCGTAAACGTCGTCGCGAAGCTCTCTGGTAGCTTCGGCCACGGTGTCATCTGTGCTCCTTGCGATTGACTCAACAACATCTATATCAGCCTGTAACCGATCCAACTCTCTTTCAAGGGCAGTGGTCAACGACTCAACATTGCCCATCTTCGTGTCGATCACAGCTAGGGCCTCATCATAGGCACTAAAATCAGGCGAGACGTACTCAGTTACAGCCTGCTCGGCAGTCAATAGGCGCTGATACAGTTCAAAGCCACCCCACATAGCGGCTAAAATGCTTCCTAAAAGCGGTATTGTAAGCAGTAATTTACCGCCCGAAACCTTCAGCCCTGCAAACTCTATTTCTGCCATTGAATATCCACCAAGTCTTTATATGTGTCTGAACCACCAAGCCTAAGCACACCAAAGGGATCTACCCGTGGGGCGTTGTCTGGATAAACTTGAGTGTTTTTGTAAAATTCGTCGCGGTCAGACAGGTCAACGTCATATTGGTCAAACTCTGGGTTGTTGGATATTAAAAACACTGCGACGCTTTGATCTGTAAAGCCGCCTGTATCAGCTAAGGTGTCCAACTGGTTATCAATGCTCTTTTCTACCTGCGCTTGGCTCATGGTTTTGATAGCTACGGTGGCTTTTTGGACCATTCTCTTCTCTTGAATGGTAGGCTCATCAATCTCAAAACGGCTGAAGTCTGGCGGCTGGGCGCTTAGAAACTGACCAACACTTTGCCCTGTAGCTAATGCATCATTAAAATCGTCTTCAAATTGAGCTTGTGCTGGCGGGGCTACATCAACAGAGGCCATGCTGTCTGACTGCTGTTGTTGCGAAAGCTGTATCAAAGTTTGGCTGATGTTGGTTTGCTCTGTCGCCATTTGCCAATAGCTGTCAGCCGCTGACTGACTAACGACCTGAGCTATCTGTTGCATTGGCTCTGATTTTTGCGGCGCACTTCCTAATTTACTTGATTCGGTCGATTGCGTTAATTGCTTTTGAGATAAAGACAGGGCTATCCCGACCACATCAACGGCTGGTCTTACGACCGTGCGAACAGACTCCGCGACAGGTTCTGATCTTGTTGTTGCCGCGATCTCCACAGGCACCACTTGCTTCTCTCTGACAGGAGGTTCTACCGGCACCTCTTGCCTGACAGGCGCAATTTCTGGGACTGGACGCCTTGTAACCCTTTCGACTTCAGCAGTGATTTCATCTGGCTCTGCCTGCCTTAGCCTCTTCTCTTCTTTAATTGGCTCAACCTTCCTTTCCTTTTCAACGCTAGGCAAAGGCTCAACGATTTCCGCTGGCTCCTCAGCCACAGGGGGCGCATCGTTCATTGGAGGCCTAACTTCAGGAGGTGGCTCACCACCCAAAGGCGGCATGGCCGCACGAGGGTCGCCAAACATAATCGTCTCTTCAGATGTATCTTGATAAGCCTGCGGGGTTTCAACCTGCTTCAGTGCTCTAGGCTTACCTGTCCTATCGGGCTGATCGAGGTACAGAAAATCGTCAGGAGAATCGCCGAAAACCACATTCGTTGCTTGCTCAGCAAAAGTCGGAGGCTTTGGCTCTTCAACCACTACCACCTGCTGTGCGGCAAGAGCGTCCGCATAACCCGCGCAAGACGGGTCATTCAGCGGGTTTGAGCAATCAGGCAGGATAACGGGATTCGTGTTTACCGGGGTGTATATGGCAACCACAGAGGGATTTCGTACGGCTGGACCGTAGTTTCCAGCCCAAAACCCTCGATCTATGCCGTCAATTCGTAAGCTAACTGCTTCGTAAGCCGTGCTGAAATCGTACACCTCAGCACCGCTAAAAGTCTGCCATTCTTGATTGAAATCTCGTCGGTTGAAAACTTCTCGTAAATCTGCGTCACCAGCCTCATTGCCTACAGCTAAAAATGCCTGTATCTCATCCTCAATGCCATTTGGATCGGCACAGAAGCCACCAATCGAGTTGTTGCAATTGTATAACGCCTCAAAAGACCAGTTCAGAGTCAGGATCTGCAGTGGGTCATAAATAGGCAACACGCCAACTGAAGTCACATTGCCCGTTTGAAAGCTATACCTGTAAGTTCCAGCCGTTTCGTTAAATCCAACATTACCTGACGCTTGCGTTAGCCCAAGAAGGTTGTCGGACGTTAATGTCTGACCGTACCCAAGGCTTGCATAAAATAAAATTAAGGCACCTGCGAGACGCTTCATGTTACATCCGCCTTTCTGGCGTAGGCACTCGCTCTGGATATGTTTCCCACAAGACCTTAGCCTCATCGCCTATCTGGCCCTCTATGGGGCACGGCGTTCCCGCATCCATCATGCTTGACCAAACCCTGTAGTCTTGGCACATGAGACTGACTGCGGCCACACGCATACCCATGTCGTACAGGGTCTTGCTCAGCTTAATTCTTTCGCAGTTTTTATCTCGCACAGACTTACCAGTTGAAAACCCTAGTATCTGCGTCTGCACCGCACCTGATATGCCCGTGGTACAAAGGTCTTGGCTGTAGCTACTGCCAATCGAAGGGGCTATCGCACTGGGCGGCGGCGAGTTGATGTCCTGCGTGATTCTTTGAGTTGAGTCACTGGTAGAGTTGCTAGTTGAATTACTGTTATTAGTGTTTACGTTGTTATTGTTTGAGTTTACCTCGGACGTGGAGCTACTGGTCTGATTAATAGTTGTGTCGGAGGTCGACAAGCTAACACTATTGCTTGTGCTGGTATTCTGGTTAATGTTCGTGGCAGTGCTGACCGATGTGTTGCTGTTATTGTTAGTGTTGGTGTTGTTATTAGTGTTTGTGTTGAAATTGGTATTGTTATTGGTTGAATTAGTGTTGTTGATGTTTCGGATCAACCCATTGTAATTGGTGCTGTTAATATTTTGATTGAGGTTGGTGTTGTTATTAATCGCGCTTGAAGTCGAGTCAATGACTGACGTGTTAACATTTGTGTTTGTGTTGACGTTAGCGTTCGTAGACGTGCCCGTATAGGTCGTCGTATTGACGTTATTGTTGGTATTCGCATTGGTCGAGGTGCTTGTGGCTGACGATGTCGTGTTTATATTCGTCGTCGTCTCATCCGCTAATGAGAGGGCAGGCCACAGAAAAAACGCAGTGATAATTAATAGTCGTTTCATGTGATTTCCACATATTACGGCTTTTCGGGCCATGTAATGGTGCTGGGAAAATCTTTTTGTTGTGGCACATCACGTAAAGCCTGCCGATACGTTTTCATATCATCTGACATGGTCACATCAGATAGCCCGTAGTGGTCTGTAGCCTTGATCAATTCGTCCCGCTTAGAGCGTTCTTGGGCCGCTAAAAACGCAGTATTTGCCGAATCGTATGCCGCCTTTTGTGCCTCCACAGTCTGAACATCACCGTTGTCATCGGTGTACTCAGTAAACATTTCCTTCTCAATCCATGCGTACACCCAGTTACCATCAGAGTCTTGTACCGCACCATTGCGTACTACGACTTTATAGTCACCAGAAGGCGCTGGCTGAGGAGAGGCCAATACGGGATCAACGTTCAAGGCGTCATAGGTGCTTTCACCCCAGACTTTTGGAAAGCTCATATTTTTATTTTCAGCTTTTAACTCAGCGTCAGTTTTAATATCACCGCTTGTTCGATTCCGATATTCAGGCATAGTTGATTCTCCTATGCGATTGCGTAAAACATATATGTTCCACCGTTAGTATTAACGACAGACTCTGTAGTTACCTTGAAGCCGCTAGAGTCAGGTTTTACAAAACTCCCTGATGCTTGGGCATCTGTGTCACTTATAGGTAAGTAGGGGCTAGACGATGAGGTAATCCCTCGCACTGTGTCAAAAACAAACCAGCCTTGACCACTGGCTCCCATAGCCGCGTCTATACGTTTAAGAAGAACAAATCTGGCCCCAGCAGAAAAACCGCAATCTACAGTTAACTCACTGCCTGTGCCAGAGTATGCTCCAAACTTGCTAATGCCGGGAACGCTGGCCCATAAATAACAGATGAAATGATAGCTTCCGTTGTTGTTTGTGGAGCTAACTGTAAACTGAGTTGCGGTAGGGGATGTGTCACTCCAAGAAGACATACTTGCAATCAAGCCTGAATGCCCTGCATTCACTCCGTAATAACCGTACTCTGTTCCCCCCACCTTGACGTAAACATCCCAATCTTGGGTTGTCCCTAAGAGTTTTATCCACATCATTTCTGGCGCTACGCCTAGATTATGGTTTAGAGTCCTTGGGTTTGAGTTGTTTCCTTTATATGTAACAACATCAAAAAACCCCGGTGCTCGCCTCCAAAGCCAGCTCATCCAACTAGTAGCGTTTGACGCACTCGTTGTGTAGACGCCATCCATGTGGTCAAGTTCATTTTCGTAAGTATTGTTACTTCCCCCGCCAGTAGTATTTGGATTGAGATAGGTGATATAAGGACGCACCCTATCCCTTATATACCAATCCCCGGTTCCAGAGGTGAGTTTAGAAAGAACAGTATCTACCGGAAAAGCAGAAGAAAAAACCTTTGCCCCAGCACTGGCATTTAAACCCATGCCCAGACTAAACAAATTAGTAGCCGCAAAGTCTGATGCTGGCTTGTGAGGTCTACGGATAGCCATGTAGATGTAATCGACACCAGAAGAATTAGAATAGTAACCACTATTTGTAATGTTGAATCCAGTGGCGGTTAAATCTAAAAATGCAAAACTTTGCTCTTCGGTGCTTGAATTAGCCGCAACCCATTGATCGGTATCCGCAACAGCTATGCCTCGGATGTTATCCAGAATTACCCACTCGCCTGAATTATTGGCTGTTGATTTAATCATCAACCATTGAGGCTCAAAACCAAGGTTAATAGATGGGCCTGTAGAACTTCCGTTACCCGTATAGCTACCACACTTGATAATGGCTTCGTTAGAATTTTCGCCAAAGTCTTGGGCATCGTGGGCAAAAACATAAGCTACATAGTTATAAGTAGACGCATTACCATTAACACCACCATCATTTCCTACAGTAAAAACTGTGCTAGTTGGTGCTGTGTCATTCCACATACCAGTTTGCGTCAACGCCGCATTAGTACCATTCAAAAGCATATTCTTGGTTGGCCCTAAACTTCTATGAAAAACCCGCCAATCTGACGCAAAATTTAAATTTTTAACTAATATCATTCCCGGAACGCTACCAAGGCTATGAGGTATTTCACGACCCGAAACACCGTTTCCTGTCCACGTTACAATATCGCAAAACCCCGGTTGCTTGCGGAATGTCCAAGAAACCCACTTGGTTCCAAAAGGCTGAGCATCCCAATTTATGTCTGCACTAGCGCCAATAGAAAAGCCGTCGCTGTTGAAAGAAGTAAGCTGATCCGTATGCGTTGTTTCTGCGGCAGTACTATTAGAAACAAGAGATTTATTTGCCCCTCTCTCCGTGTCATACAGGCGATGGTTACTTCCGCCGGACGCATCTCTGCCTTTAAGCCATACCAAAGCGCCCTCACCCGAAAGGTCAATACCGTTAGTTATGGTCTGTGTAGATCGATTGCCATCGTACACAAAAGTAGAAAACAGATCGTCAACGTAAACCGGATCGCCCTTAGCGCCAGCGCCCGCAAGTACTTTTAATGCGGCATTACTCATTACCCAAACGCCTGTCCGGCAGTGAAGCCGTAGTAGGTTGTGCCGCCATCTATGGTAAGAAACACAAAAATATCGACGCCGTTATTTGTGGAGGTGAGTGTAGGTGCCGTTGCCGCCGCCCAATCAACACTGCCGGGCCAAGTGATTGTCCGAGCAGAAGAGTCTTGAATGATCTTCAGGACAAAGGCAGAAGCCCTACCAGACGCGGCAGGGTTGCTAAAGGTGTAGGTGACATTTTCAGTCAGGTCGTGCAAAAACACGTTGCCGTCGCGAAGATTGATCGTCGCCGCATTGGAACTAGACGTAATTGTCGTAGACTCGTCAATTGTGCCGTTGTCAAAGCTAACAACACCATTGGCGTCCGAAGTGACAATTCCCGAAGCCTGCGTCAACCCCAGCGTGTCTGGTAGCTTAACCGTGTAAGTAGCCGCCGCACTGTGCGCTGGGCCTTGGACGGTAACGCCGTGCGAATTGCTTTCACAATTAAATCGTATGGTTCCCGCGTTCGTGTTGCCATATAGCTCAGTAAAACCTGTGCCATTTGGAAACAGCTGAATGTTCCCGTTGGTGTCCGTGGACTTAATTGCATTTGCATTAAGTTCAAGGTTTTCTATCAGGACAGAGCCGTCAGACTCTTCATACACCGCCTTGTCAGCAGGGTAGGTCAAAAGAACATCTTTCGTCCCTGCGGAAAAGTTGACCGCACTATTGCTATTGGAACTAGACAAAACGGTAGTGCGAGTTATCGTGTTTCCACTGCTAGCATAAGTGCCAAGACCCACCTCAAAAGCAAGATTAGTATTATCAATGATTGCGTAATACGTCGTATCTGCATTAGATAACACGGACGCAAAAGTGCGAAAATTTGGCTGTGCTCCAGCCAAAGAAATCGCACCAGTGCCTGTTGAGGTGGTGGTTTCTTTTACGCGATCTTTTACGACTAAAGCCATGACTATGCAATCCTGATAATAGCGTTAGACGCATCTGCCGCTGGGAATACAATGGTAAAATCACCCGAACTGGATGATTTATCCGCACCAAAATCCAACACCACCACGGTGTCTGTCGTACCCGAGCCGCCAGAGGTAGTCGTGTTGTATATAAGTGCTCCACGCGCCGTCAGTGTTGACGAGCCGAATGTGAGATCGGCAAAGTCGGTTAAAGCAGTAGTTCCAGACGTGGTTGGAGTCACATTTGTTAATGTGCCGCCGCCTGCTGAATAACCCGTACCGCTAATCTCATTAGACGTTGTATACGCTGTAGTTGCCGCATTAAATGAAGCACTATTAGTGTACATCGCCAGCTTGAAGGTGTGAGCACCGTTTGTAAAATTATGAGCGCCAATAAGCAGTTCTTGCTTAAAACTGGTACACATGAAATTTCCTGAGAAGGCCATGTCATAATCTCCTGATAAGTTCAGCCAAATCTTTATGCCCCGCACAAAGCAAAGCGTTACCGACAGTTGTCCTGTCGCTTTGAACAGCCTCGTTCATATAAAAAACAAGAACCGCTCGTAAATGATCTTTATATGCGATTGCTTGGTCCCTAATCGCAGGGGGAGCAGTGTCCGAAACACTGAGGAGTTTATCTAGGCACCGTTCAGCAACTTCTTCGGGAGTGAAGCCACGGTGTTGGGTGGTCTGAACTTCAACCGTTCCCGCAGATAGTGTAACGCCTTCAAACTTCATTGTTTAGGCCTTATTAGCATTCCGGTCATGTATTGATCGGTCACTTCCTTAGACTCCCCAAACTGTTTTAGTCCCGCTAACGCATTTTGCAATTGAGAGGCGTACAGACCCAATACGTCCTGTTCACCTTTCATAAAAATATAAGCTTCCAACAAACTGCCGTAAAGCAGGGCCAAAGGCGCATTCTCACTAAGCCAAGATTGAGCCGAGTCCGCCAAACTGGTCAAACTGGCGGGGCGGTAGTAATAATGAAGTTCTGCCACTAAAGAGGCGTCCGGAGTTGGCCCCAAAATAAAATTAGAACTGTCAAACAAGGCGTAATAACGCGGCGTCCCTGTGGTGCTTTCATTAGGATTGAACTCTTGAATAAAGTTCACGTCCTTAAATTCAACAAATACTTTTGACGAGGCCACCTCAAACGACAAAGAAAACGGCGCAAGAAAGTCTGTTGGGCAATCTAAATACTTATTTGACACGGTAGATGTGCCAAGCACGTTTTTACGGAATTCAGATAATTGGACGTTTTTAAGTATGCGCTCTTCTGCGTTGCGAATAAAAATAGGGATATTTGTGACAAACGTAGTTTCGTCGTTTTCTGTGTAATCCTGTATTGCCTGCTTTAGCTCGCCGTATGTAAAACTCATGAGACTGTCACCGTAACTGAACCCACCGCGCCGGTTAAAGCGTCGGTTGCATCAATTTCTGACGGTAACTCTGCCACACCGGCTGTGGCCCAATTGCCATTACCCAAGTAACGAATACCATTTGTAGTTTTAACTAAAAAAGCACCGGTTGGGTCCTTCGACTGTGGTCTGGGATTAAGGAGAGCCTGTGGGTCAGGTCCCGTCCTGCGCGGCTGTAGTTGAGGTTGCTTAGTCTCAAATTCATCCGGACCCACCAACATGCCCGTCCATTCGCGCTTCATTTCGTTTAGTTTGTAACGAAACCCCGAACGATCAGAAATGCCGTAAGCGTGTTTTCCTGTAGCAAATTTAGCCATCAATTAAGCCTTAAATAAGCCATAGACGGCTGTATGTTGAGCGAAGCACGATCTCTATCTTCAGATGCCGCTCGCTCAAACTCTTCCTCGTAGACGGCTTTGAGAAGCTGTACACGATCTGGAGCACGTTTGATAGCAAGGTAGTATGCAAGTCCCGCCGCTAGACAAGGATAAAAACGAAATGGAATGTCCATCGTGTTAATAAACGTGTCGGCATCGTCAATTCGCACAAGCTTGTCAATAATGACTGTATCCGTACTGTTTTCAGGCACCGGCCAAAGTTTCAGCGTGGGGTCAATTTGACGGTCTACAAAAAACTGCGAAGGGCGCGCCTGCGTCGTTTTAGTAGGGATATTGATGTACTCACTGCGACTAATTCTTTCTAAAGAAATATCCGTGCCATCTCTACGAACCACTGCATCTAACACATCGATAGTAGAAGCACCAAGCGTGTAGTTGCCCGTACCCTGAGTCAAAGTTACCGTTGTTTGCTCAATAGTCCATTGATTCAAGCCCCGGTTGGCCCAATCGCCCAGCATCAGATTCAACGACCTTTTTGCCGTTTTGAGGTCATAACCCGTGCGGACTTCCAGCCCACACCGCTCAAAAGCCTCTTCGATGTAATCGCTTACATCTAATTCAAAGTCCGTTGAACCCGACGTAGTCATTATTTAGCCTTTTTTCTCATTTTCTCTAGCAACCGCTCTTGGTCAGTTTTTCGTTTAGGCTTTTTTTTCGGGAGAACAGGCTTACCTAAACCAGAACCAATCCCGGCTTTTTCTTCGGAGCTAAGGTAATCATAATAATCACTGTCCTTTCTAGGACCTTCGTGATCAGGGATAATGGTTGTTTCTGACCTAGGCAGAGTCACACCACCACCTTTTTCATAACCTCGGACCCGTGGCTTTGGACAAGGGCTCATAGCTTCCTGCTTGTGTGCATTTACCGGGCCACCATCCTTCATAAAGCCCATCTTGTTTCGGACTTCTGTAGGTAGCTTTGATAAACCCTTGTTACCTTTAGGTATTTTCTTCAGCGCCATTTTGGTCAACCCCTTCTGAATACAAATTATCAAACGTAATGTTTGGATCTGTATAGCTACTGTGCCCCTCCGCCGTATGTGTGTACTGACTAGGCGTAAAATCAGGCGCACCCTCTCCTGTGTTCCACAAAGCGGGTGACGTAGCTCGCACCCGGTTATTAGGCAATGCCACCATATTACCTGCCCACGGGCCTTCTGTCAGATATAACAGATGGCTTTGTTTGTGCTGATCCGGGGAATCGGCAATCGCGTTTCCGGTATAATCAATAGTCATAACGTATCGCGCTTCATAGAACTCATGGTTAACCTTAGCTATCCACGGACTTGAGCTAACGCGATCTATTACAACCACACTGTGATCAATAGATTCGCAATCCCACGGCTGACAAAGATGGTCCTCCATCCTCTCCGGCCAATCATCTAAAGGCACATCCGCTACCAATGCTTGTATTGGCATACGTGCCCACATTGCTCCTCCGTGGACGTTTGACTCAACGTCATCGGAAGTGTCTGTAATTCCAGTAAAAACCACTTGAAAACTCAAAGATCTGTCTGGAATTGTGTTTACCGCTATAGCAAGCGCATGTAAAAACTCACCATGATACCGCTGGTGGTCACATGTAAATTCTTTCCGCACCCAGCATTTAAAATACGGGATGTTGCTTATCAGATGGGCCACTAATCATGGTTCCATCGGCGGCTTCTTTTTCTTCATCAGTGCGCCGCCCTTAGCTTTTTTAACAGCGCCACCGCCTTTCATACCGCCGGGGGGCTTCATCATAGAATTACCCTTGGCTTTTTTGGCCGCGCCACCGCCTTTCATACCGCCGGGGGGCTTCATCATCGCGCCGCCCTTGGACTTCTTCATCGCACCGCCTTTAGACTTCTTAACTGCACCGGCTTTGGATGTTTTACTGGAACTGCCTCTAGGGGCACCATTACCTAAATTAACTCTACTACCAGCCATTTTACTTCTCCTATGTGTAACGAGTTCTTTTACGACGTTCAGACATGACTGCACCACAGCCACGATGATTTTTGCGTATTTCACCACCATTAGCCGCCATTTTGACCTTAGCCGCTTTAGTGTTTGACACAACTTGTTTACCTTTAGCCCCTTCACGCTTCTTTTTTTTAGCTGTAGCGGCCCGTTCAGCTTTACTTAAACTGTTTGCTTTAGAACGGGGTAGGCAACGGTCTGGACGCTTTTTATTTTTGGACGTACCGCACTCTCCAACAATGTTGCCACTGCTGTCTATGCGAACCCAATCTTGATCAAGCCACTTTTTAAGTTCGCCCATTACCTTTTTTTCCAGATTTTTTTGAACCCGGCAGGGTTTTTTCTAAACGATCTGCTTGACCAGCGTGTAATTTAGAGGCTTTACGCAGTTCAGCTATCATTTTTCGTTTCTGAGCAACCGTCATTTCGGGCATTTTAATACCTCATTTTCCTTTTCTTTTGCCGCCTTTAGATTTCTTGGCATAGTTAGGGTCTTTACAGTATTTACTGGCCGCCAAATTAGCGTAAGCAGAGGGGTATGTGTCAAAAGTACGCTTTGCCCAAGCTTTGCCTTCAGGACAAATTTTACTGCCCTTACTCTTGCTAGAAGCCGCGCCACCTTTACGCATGTAAGTGACTTGGACTTTAGCTTTTTTAGGTCCTGTTTTTACCCTTGATGTAGACATACCCATAATAAATCCTCACGCGTAAGTGTCTATTGCTCTACCTTTTGTAGCATCAGTAGAGGGGGTTGTATCAACAGATGTTGGTTGAAATCTAACTTTGGCCGCATCTAACGGCTGTTGCCCATTGTTCAAAGTAGTAGGATTCATTGCAGGATTAGCCGCGCCCGCAACAATACCCGTCGGTTTCTGCATCATGTTGGGCCACCTAATACCGCCAACCTGTAGAGGGTCACTGGCCATGTGTCACCCCGTTACCCATTGACTAAGAACAGGGACACTTATAATTAAAACAGCTAAACCCCAAATTTTTATGTCTAAAGCTTTTAAGGAGTTTTTTTGGTCGTCTAGCCGCTCTCCAATACGCTCATACCGAAGGGCACACTCCGCCTCATGCTTTTCCAGCTTTGATAAAACGTCTTCTACCCGCATAGTTACCACGCCTTACAAGACCAATATCGCGCCGAAAACTTATCTTTAGCTGTGTCACAGTTGTGACGTGCCCTAAAATTACTTCTACGCCCCGGTTGGGACTTTTTAATAGACATGTTGGGGTCACCAAAGCGAACAAGCTTTACTTCACTACCTTTTTTAGCCAAGACCGCGCTTTTCTTTGACTTACCGGGCGTTTTTTTTGGCTTGTTATAGCCAGAAAACGTTTCTCCACGATAACTCAAACGACCCGAAGGAAGTCTTTTTA